CAGGATTTCTAACAGCTAAAATTATGTCCGGATTGGGTGGGTTGATTGGTGGGTTGACACTCATGGTGTTCATGAAGCCAATGACAATTCTAGATGCAGCTTTACGCGGAGGTATCTCAACAGGAACAGGAATAATATTTTCTACTCCTATTCTAGAATGGTTGGGTATGAATCAAACGTTTGATATGATTCTAATGTTTGGATTTATTATCGGATTTCTTGCTTGGGGAGTTCTTTCGTTAGTCGCTCAAATTTTCATCAATGCACAAAAAAAGAATCATGATATTATTGATGTGGTCAATAAGACCAAACAGAGCAGTGATAAAAAATGAGGTATTATGTTTATACTAAGAATAGTTTTCATTTTCTTTTTGGGGAGCATTCTTTATGAGTATTTTCCTTATCTAGTGCATCACAAATTCGAAGAAGTAAAAGAGGAAAAACATCCCCCTTATGTAACTATGGCACAACGTGAAAAGGAGATAGATTGTCTGGCAAAAAACATTTACTATGAGGCAGGTATCGAATCATTTGAAGGTAAAGTAGCAGTTGCACAAGTTACAATCAATCGAACAAAATCAGGAAAATTTCCAAAAGATATATGTGCTGTTGTATATGAAAGAAATTTAGTATACAATAATGTCATATGTCAATTTAGTTGGTATTGCGATTCAAAAGCTAAAGTGAGACCTATCCATGCAGCAACCTATAAAGAATCCGAGGCTGTGGCTAAAAAGGTATTACTTGAAGGATACCGCCTATCAATCATCACAGAGGACGTACTATACTATCATGCAGACTATGTCAACCCCCGATGGAAAAAACAACGAGTCGCCAAAATCGGAAAACACATCTTCTACAAAGGTTAATTGGCTCGAAAAGCTAACACTTTTGAGAGGTTCGCTTTTCGACTTCTTTGAACATAAACTAAAACCAAGCACCGCCGAATCTATTGGATGGGTAGGCATTGTTCTTTTGCATGCCGCACTCATTCCCACATTCCTAGCAGTCATGGCAGGTGTGACGGACAAGATGCCTCCTGTTGATCTGGTTCTTTTCATTTGGGCAGCTTTGGTCACTTTCTTTGTTCGCGCTGCAATTTTAAAAGATACTGTTAACGTTTTGACGATTGGTGCAGGATTTATCGTTAATGCTGTTTTCATGGCTCTTATTCTATTCAAATGAACACACTTACAGATCAATTTATTATTTCAAAGAAGTTTACAACTGCTAATGAATTTTCGTTGTACATAGAAAGTTTAGTCACGGCAAAAAAACTTTCCTACATGGAAGCTGTCATCAACTATTGCGAAGAGGCTGATATTGATGTAGAATCAATCAAGTCGCTGGTGAATAAGTCTCTCAAAGAGAAGATTCAATGTGAGGCAGAGGAACTAAACTATTTCAAAAGGAAAACAGGTAAACTTCCGTTATGATGAACATGGACGCCTTTAAGGCCTATCGTTATTATCTTGCCCTTCGTATGCATTTTACCACAGATCGTTATGATGTTGTGAAACATAAAGGTCGCATTAAAGTGTCGAATGACAAATTCATGCGTCAAAAGAACTTGTATACGAAGTTGGCAAATCAATTTCAAGATGAAGAATACATCAACTTTCTTGTGTCGAACTTTGTTTCAGGTGATCAATGGGGCGGTATTTTTGATACGCGCGCGCACGACACATATCTCAATTGGAAAAAACGAACCGAGTCACTTGCATACACATTTAAAAATGATATGCAAAGAGTCCTTCAAGAGTTGAATCTATCTGCGTTCGACGAAGCTGTAATTTTTGAAGTACAGAAAAATCAACACCCATATATAATAAGAGCTTACTTGAGTAAGGATATTACAATCGAGACTCTTGTAATTCTAAACAAAATGTACAATTTCTGTGAAAAATTTGATAAAGAAATAGATGAGACATTTGTATGGCCCGATATTTCAAGACTTATAAGGAAGTACAGCCCTTTCGTCAAAATGAAAAAGGATAGGTTCAGTGAACTCATTGGAAGACTTTGAACGTCTAGAAACCAAAATTGATACTCTTGAAAAAGAAGTTATTGATATACATGAAAGATATTTAACTGTTGCAGAGACCATTCGCGAAATGCAAAAGTACATGGTTAAAATTGCACAACATCAAGCGATCATTGCAGACCAAATTTCACGTTGGCCTTACATTGCAGTAGATCGCAAAACATCTAAACTTAATAAGGACAAGGAGTAATAGGTTTTACTATGGGCGATACAAGACGTTTTAATGATGATTACGGTGATGGTAAAAAAATCAAAAAGTTAAAAAAGAACAAACGAATCGTTGACAAATACCGCAAGGTCGTGCATAATTATGATTCGTTTAATGATGATGCGTTTGATGAATACTTAGATCATGAGTACAAACAAAACAAAACGAAAATACGTTAATACATCGCAACACACTTTTCATACGGAGTAAACTATGGTTATTCAATCTCTTTCTGATCTTAAAAAGTCCCGCGGCGGTTTCGAAAACCTGATGAAGGAAGTAGAAAAGATCGCCAATCCCATCACCAATCAAGAAGATAATCGCTTCTGGCAACCTGAAGTCGATAAGGTTGGTAATGGTTATGCAGTCATTCGATTCCTCCCCCCGTGTAAAGGCGAGGACCTTCCCTGGGTTCGTATTTGGAACCATGGCTTTCAAGGCCCAACAGGCAAGTGGTATATCGAAGATTCATTGACGACTATTGGATTGCCTGATCCTGTCAGTGAACTAAACAGCCAGCTTTGGAACAGCGGCAATGAAGCAGACAAAGACGTTGCTCGCGCCCAAAAGCGTAAGCTGACTTACATCAGTAACATTCTTGTTGTGACTGATCCGGGTCGTCCTGAGAATGAAGGCAAAGTATTCTTGTACAAGTTTGGCAAAAAAATCTTTGACAAGATCAAAGACGTTGCTGATCCTCAATTCCAAGATGAGGAATCAGTCAATCCTTTCGACTTCTGGAATGGTGCAAACTTCAAACTGAAGATTCGTAAGGTTGAAGGTTATCGTAATTATGATAAATCGGAATTTGACAAACCTTCTCCTGTTGCAAAATCTGATGAAGAAATTACAGCGATTTGGGATCAACAACATGCACTCAAGCCGTTTATTGATCCTTCACGTTTCAAGTCATACGACGAACTGAAAGCAAAGTTGAATGCTGTTCTCAATGCACCTGCAGCGCCTAAGCGTGGCGAGGAAATTGAAGTTGATGAACCTGTGCAACGTGCAGCACCTGTAAAATCAGCAGCACCCAAACCTGTCGTAAAGAAGGAAGAAGTAAATTTTGATGATGATGATGAATCGTTGTCTTACTTTGCTAAGCTAGCAAACGACGACTAAACAAAAGGGGCGCAAGCCCCTTTTTTAATATGCTGCTCTTGAATCGTTGTATCGTGTGAATGATGATTGCATACGTGGTTCAGCTTTAATGGGTATAGCTGTTTGTGTATTTGTACTATTGTTGTTTTGAATCACAATAGGTTGTACTTGACCCCCTCCTTGCATCTCACCTGTTAAGTTCTTGTTTTGCGAACTTTCCGTTAATAGTTCATTAGAAAAGTCCCTTCTTGCGGTTGTTGGTGTAATCATTTCCTCAGGTGATGCAGGTGCTCGAACCTGAATATCCCTTTCTTGTTGTGCCGCTTTTAGCTCTTTAAACTTTGCCTCTGCCTCATCATACTTACCTTGCCTTACAAGATTTTGTATTTGCATGTAATCTTTTTTAGTTAGCTGAGTACCATATTCAGCTTCACCATCTTTACCCTCTAATGATACCTTATATGTGTCACGACCAAACAATCCTCCCGACACACGTTGACCTAACAATGAACCCGCTTTATATGATTTAATATTACCTTCAGGATTCTCAATAACATTGCTATCAGAGCCGCTTGCCATGAATTGACCAATTTTTTGATTTTTCTTTGAAAATAAACTCCCTAGGAAACTATTACCAAATAAAGATTTTTCTGCAACTATTCCTTGATCAAATTTATCTTGTTGTGTAAGAATAGGTC